CCCGGGGTTTAACCAGGCCGCATAATCGTAAGCAACAAATTTACCGCCATAGGTTCCGCCGTGTACGCCGCGAGTCGTTAAAACCACAGATTCGTGGTTTTTCTTCAATTCGACCAGAAACTCCTTGGTCTGCTTGTTTCGCAGATAGTGGTACGGAGATTCAGCGTCACTTTTGCCACTGGCTTTCCACATATCGGTGAGGCAGATCATGCCGTCTTCACCGACACGGATTGGTTGATTGAAGAGGGTTAATGATTTCATTTCGCTGATACCTTTTGGTGGTTGAGCCTGTTCTCGTAGATATGGGCAGCCCAAGAGCGGTCAGCGTTACCACTGCCCTATCTCAAGCTCTACCCCGAAAGGCTCTTGGTTGATATGCGCACGAGAATGCGCGGGTTTACTGCAGGCGTAAAAAAGCCCCGCTATTGCGAGGCTCTTGATGATTCGATTTTCCTGATTGCTGCCTTATCCAGATTGCACTGCCCCAGCGCCGTATAGAGCTGAGCGTTTAACTCGAGACTTGCCTGCCATGTGAATGGCACGGCCATTCCTGGGATCGGTGTGTCTGCGGTCAGGTCAGCGCTTATCGGCACCACCGGTGCCGGGACGTAAACTGTCTGCGTATTCCCGCAGGCTGTCAGCAGCGGCAGAAGGAACAAGCTGGTTAGCACACGGATCGCCTTCAAGTGCCTGCCTGATGTAGACAATGCGCGTTTCGCCCTTTTGAGCCAGTTCGTTCTTTGCATTCTGGGTAGCCTGTGAGATGTCACGGATAAGGTTCATCGTGGTGATCACGTTGTTGGTGATCGCTTCCGATGTGTCTGCCCTGACCGTCGCCTTGTCGCGCTGGTCCTTGTAGGTGATGGCGTTGTCGCGGTAATGGTTAATCATCCAGGCCATGGAAACCAGCAGACAGATAACGAAAGCACAGATGATTGCTGTTAACCGGCTCATTTAACACCTTCCAGGCAGAGCGCCTTTTCTTTCCCTGCTCGAGTTACCAGACCAGGCAGAACCTTGCCGCCTCCCCATACCCAGCGAGGGAACTGGTTGCATGCCGCCGTGATGTCTCCACTTCTGAGAAGAGAGAACATCGTGGAGGTGCGCATGTTCCCACAGCCAGCACGAAACGTTACCGATACAGCTGCTGAGAAAGTATCGTCAGATAGCTTTCTGCCATTCCCGTAACGGTTAACGCAGGACTCAGCATCAAGGATGTTGCGCTCCCATTCGGCTGCGATCTGCTGGTCAGACTTAACGGTGCCAAGCTTCACGCCATGCGTGTTCCCCATACCGTCAGTCAGCACACCGGCCGGGCAGACATATGGATCTCGTCGGCAAGATTCAGCGTTGCCGATTAACACCAGCCCGCGCTCGTTAGTCCGGACGTGTCCCGCATTCATCACAATAGCGATGATCGTTCCTACGGAGCAGACAATGCCCGCCGCGCCGCTTTTCTTACTCAGTTTCAACTGTGCCACCGGAAATTCTCCGCATTGCCTCCGTAACCACCTCGGCGGCAGCCGGACGATCGGAGTGAGGTTTTTTACCTACATCAGATAAGTAGTTTTCCAGCAGCTGGGTTCGTTTCCTTTCCTCAGCCATACGCTCACGCTCTTCTTTCCGTTTTGCGTAATAGGTTTTTATCGTGAAGAACGCCGATACCAGCGCGCCGATAATAAAAACGTAATCCTGTAGGCTAAGCAAAGAGAACAGACCCAAGGCCGCCGACCACCAGTACGGCAGATCGTGTCCATTTGTTGGGTTCATACGTTGCATTCCACACCTCCGGGTCCGGGGTGCTGTGTGGTAGTTGGGAAAAGGCCGTCAGACACGATAGCTACGTGGCATCTGGAATTGATTGTCTGCGGCCTGAATAATAAACCTGGCGACAAGCCAGGAAGATGAGGGTAAGGCAATGTCGGCTCTCTGGCCGAAGGGTCCCAGGTAGTGGGTTCTGTGTGCGGCGTACCGCAAATAAAAAAGCCCAAGGTGTAAACCTCGGGCTAGAATTCTTTGTGTCGACAATCGAAGCTATGGCGACGATATCAGATTTACATGAAATATATGCGTTTCAATCCAGTTTTGCAAGACTTGAACCTAAATTTGTCGCCTTTTGTTGTGAACGTGATCGCGCAACCTGTAACAAAGCACCACTGTCCAGTCGCAGGAAGATGCGGCGCATCTCCACCCAGCGGTCCGTAAACGTCTCAGACCAGTTCTTTGGAGTTACCCCGACCAGTTTCGCCAGCACCTGATATTCGTACGTCTCACGCCCCGCCAGCTCTGCCTTAACGTCCTGCGCCGCCAGCCATATCAGCTTCTTCAGGCGCTCCATCGTTTTGCCGGCCACCTTCTTCTCGCCGAGTTGCTCCCGGAACTCTGCCCACGCCCACTGGGTGATCGCCACCTGGTATTCGAAGCGGATATTCTCGCTGTAGTTCCACAGCAGCCATGCTTTCTGGTGCTCCTCCAGCGACAGAACAGCGCGGCGCCACGATGCAGTCACGAACTCAACCGGCCCCACCAGCGCAATAGATGAGCCTTTGGCACGTGACTGACTGCCGCTCATCGGCGGCCCGTCCGGGTTGACCATGCGCTGCTTATCCTTGTCGAATACCTTTTTCCGTCCCCGACTGCGCGCCGTCGCGGTGAACTGTGCATTCTCGGCAAAAGCTACCAGTTGCCCTTTCGTCGCCCCGCTCAGATCTGCGGTCGCCACAATGAGCTGCTGACGTACGTATTCCAGTTGCTGACTGTTCATGCGGCTTCCTTATGTGGCTGGTTTGTTTTGGTCTGGCTGTGCTTTGCTACTGGCGGCAGGTTGGCGCGCTTAACGCTTTCTGCCTGGTACTTTTCGAAATCAGCTCTGGTCATGATTCCACCACTCCCGTGCTGACTTTCTGTATTCAGGGTTTTCTGTCTGACAGATAATTTCCGCTCGATCGCCGCTTATGAGTTCGCGAGCTTTCGCATACAGCCTTTCTCTTTTCGAAAGCTGCGTCGTTTCATACCAGGTGCTGGCAACGAACTTCCTCGCTTCAACTGGAGTGAATGACTTCATGCTGCCTCCCGCTGTTTTAGTACGCGAAGATCTGCCCTGGCTTTGGCGCGGATGCCGTCCAGCTCTTCACGGGTGTATCGGTGGGTTTCGTTGTTGGATTCCAGCGCCAGAACGCGCTCTTCGCCGATCAATTCGACCAGGGCGGCGCGGTACGCCTCGATGTTCCCGGATTTGTGGACGTTGCAGGCGGAGCATTGGAGCCAGATATTGTCCGGGTTAAAGCGAAGCTGTGGTGCGGCGGCCGTGGTGCGGTAATGCCCGGCATGCCAGGCAAAAGCGGTTTTTGTTCCACATGAGATGCAGCCATGCCCGGCGGTCAGCAGCATTTCGCGCCGCCAGTCGTTGACAGCGCGCTGAGTCATCTGCACCCAGTGACGGATCGGCTTCAGTTCATTGCGACGCGCAGCGCGCCTTTGGCGACCTGCTTTCTCTTCGGTGCGCTGACGCTGCGCTTCCTTCTGCTTAGAGGCTTCACGGGCTTTTGCGGTCTGTTCTTTGCCGATCGCGCTGGCGCAATCGAATGAGCAAACTACCTGCCCGTCGCGTACCGGGTGGAACCACTGGCGACAGGCTTTATGGGCGCACTTGCGGCGCGGTAACTTAGCCATGCGCTCTCCTCGCCGCGAGACGCAGCCATTTCTGATCTACCAGGCGGGCGGTGTAGCCTTTCATAGTCGGGATGTCGGAGGGCTTAATCGCGGGCTTGCGCTGGCGGCGCGCCGGAACGCGGAAGATTTCGTTTGTGATGACGCGTGCGAGAGGGTTATTCATGCAAGCCTCCCAAAGTAATCGCCACGATAACGGACATCGCGAAGTTGGATGTTCTGGCTGACGGCGAAAGCCTGGGTGTACTCAATCAGGCTTTTCATCCGTTTGATCCCCATCGATGAGGTGCTTTCGCGAATGGCCACCAATTCTCCCTCAAGTCCGGCAATAACCTTCCCCTGCCCTCCAGTGGCAATGGAGTGACCGGAAACCAAAATTGATTTCCACGACGGAAGCGACCACGCAGAGCCAGCCCATTGAATTCGATGCTTTGCCAGATCGCCGCAAAGCGCGTGGAACAGTGAATTCTGAGGAAGAGTGCGCTTAGGGTCGGCAAAACTCACAACTAGCGGGAAATCTGCGTTTACAGGCTGCTTGTTGATGTAGTCGATGAGGTTGCGGCGAACCTGCTCGTCGCGGAGATAAAATTTGATACTCATACGGCCTCCTTAACGGAAGCCGCAGAATGCAGATAATCGCAGTTGCATTTCTGCATCTGTGACAAGGTGAGGAGTTCAGATTGTGGTCGCATTTAAGTCCCCTTAAATGCGCAGAAGTCACCGGAGTTGTTCAGGCTCCGATGACATGATTATGACGGGTTGATTATGGAAAATCAATCAAGCTATGTTTAATCGGCGAGGTCATCATCTGTGACAATCATGAGGTTAAAGAATGAAATAATGTTTAACCACTGCGAGTAAATATCGCTCGTCATGCTGGTTAGCTCCTCTCCGCGAAAGAAGGCATCAGGCCCAACCTCATAGTTGAGCTCTTCAAAGAGCTCCATGTTTAATTGGCTAATGAAGAATTGCTTCAGACCTTTCATTGCATCCTGATTGTTGGTATCTGAGTAATTTATTATGCTCCCCATTGCCAAGTTCAAACATCGTACAATATTGGCTGCGTCATGAAAGCTCCATTCAGCCCCTTTCTTACCTTTTGAGTATGAATTAGCTCTCTCAGCGCAAGCTTTTAATGTCTCGTACAAATACTGCTTTCCTTGCAACTGCAAAGCTTTTTCAGACGTGGCACTGCTAGCTTCTGACGATCGCCAAGCTAAATAAGTTGCTGCTGCCGACGCGACAGCGGCAATGGCAGAAACTGCAGCTATACCAATATCCCAACCAGACATAAAAATCCCCTCGGTGTTTTGAGGGGATTATACATCACTTCTGCTGCGGTGCTGCTGGCAGTGGCATCCAGTGAGTAACAAATATGTGCTCAATGCAGTTCATTTGATTACCGCCACGCATGTCAAAAAACAGTCCGGAATGCTCATCGAAGTAAGATACATAACGGTATCCCATCTTGTTCTGAACAATTACTTCCTGCTCGTCTTCCGGCATCTGCTCACTGCAAGCCACCCAACCATCCGGAATCACCGGAGAGTTGCCAGACACGACATCGGCGCGAACATAGAGAGTATCGTCCTTGTGCTGATTGTCGCTGCACCATGTTAATTCGCTGAACTCTCCGTTCTCCGGCCATACTCCAGCAGTCTGAAGCCAGATATGCTCAGGCGCATCCTTGCATGGCGTATTGGCAGGCAACTTGTAAGCCGTCGTTACAGGTTCGACCTTTTCGTTGGCGTCACCAGAATGGTCAACCATAGCGAGCTTATCCTCGGTATGGTTGGTTATCGCTTCCTGAAAGCGTTCAAGCTCCACGTACTCCTGGCATGACCAACCGCCATCAATGAAATCACGAGCTTCAACAGCGTCGAAAGTGAATGATGTTTCGCCGCCAGTTGGTGAGGTTAAGCCGTACAGGTCTGCTACCGGCTTAAATTGCGTGACTGGTATGGTACCTTCATTGGTGAGGGTACCATCTGCACCCTGAAGCATGGCGGTGACAGCGTTGATAGCCTCAACTTGAGGCATCTCCATCATGCGATGATCGCTCGTTACTATGAATGGCTCAGAGTGCTTAAGCATGGCGGCGCGGCACTGATTGAATCCATGTGCCCATGCTGATGCAAGAGCCATATCGTCTTCGGTGATTTCCTCTGGAACATCTTCCCAGCAAACTTCATCAGGCACAGATACCGGCGCTGGCGGGGCGGTGTAGAGCGGCGTTACTTCTCGCAGCGGGTCGGCATAAGCATTGCCACTATCGAAGCTGACGTTGTTTTTTGCGCCGCCGCCTGACAGTAGCCACGCCACAGGCTCCGCTTCGAGCGATGCCAGCACGATACGCGCCAGCTCGTTCAGGATTGCCACATCAGCGTGACCGAGGGTGTAACCAGCTTTCAAATCGGCAACTGCTTGGACGGCATGTTTGTCGATGTTGCTCATTGGGCGGCTCCTTCAATGAGGAAAGTCATGCTTTCGAGTTTCTTTTTTTGCTTCTCAAGAGACTTTATTTTCGCCAGTCGACGACGCTCGCAATCAGCTAAAGCATCAGCCTCATTCAGCCAAAAATCCTTACCGTGAGCAGTTGTTAAATAGCACCCAGGAAGCCTGTACGAAGCCATTGTTCCGCCATGTGATACATCGGCCATAACTTTAAACGGACCACTTGAAAGCGCGTACTTTGTTACGATAACTTCAGTTAACTCTTGATTGCTCATACCCCTACCCTCCCCCAAACCATCAATACCCTTCTCATCGCCGGACTGTTTCGGCATTCCTGGCAGATCACGTTTGTTTCCGTCCGCTGAATTAACTTCGACTTGCCCTGCTTCATGCCCGGTATCGTGTCAGGGGCGAAGCGCATGCCGTAACTGGTCAGGCTGTACAGGCGCTGGCCGTATTTGCCTTCGCAGGAAATCAGGCCGTCGGCCAGCAGCGTGCTCACCGTCCCGGATATCTTTTTGGTGTCCATGCCGATAAGCGCTGCCAGTTTGGCGTTGTTCAGTCCTGGGTTGTTGCGCAGGGCTGCCAGCACCTGCTCACGGATTGTTATGGTCATCAGAAGCCCCCTTTCTTTTTCGGCTGCTGCTCACGACCGCGGCGTTCTGCGGCGGCGGCATGCTGGTCTGTGTCGTAAATTGCACCGTTGAGCTGATTGCAATAAACCGTACCGGTACTGCCGTGGCGGTTGAGTCGCAGGATTAACTCGGTTTCTCCAGGTGGCACGCTGTCATCGAAAGCACCTTCCCGGTGGATGCCAACCCAGTAGTCGCAGTCCTGCTCAATCTGTCCTGTGTCGCGGGAATCGCTCGGTAACGGGCGTTTATTCACTCGCTTCTCCAGTTCGCGGTTGAGCTGGGTCAGCAGCACGACGACGCAGCCAAGCTCTTTGGCGAGGTTCTTCAGACCTTTGGTGATCATCCCGTAGGCCAGGTCATTACGGTCGGCTTTTTCGGCGGTCATCAGAGTCAGGTAGTCAACCAGAATCATTCCTACGCAGCCCTTATCGCGCTTGATTCGGCGGCTTTCGCTAACGATGTGCGCCAGTGACAGGCCAGGAGTATCGTCGATGTACAGCATGTCGATTTCACTCAATCGCCCGGCGGTGGCGATCGCCTTCTTAAAGTCGCCGTCGTAATCGCCCTGGTACTGGTCATCGGCGTCATCCGTGGCTGGCATGTAAAAAATGCTCGGGTTAACTCCAGACTTCTGACCAACCAGTTTTTCGAGGATTTGGTCGCCCGGCATTTCGAGGCTGAACATCAGCGCTGGCTTTTTCTCACGAACTGCGCAGTTGATCGCCATCTGCCCGTAAAGGGTTGTCTTTCCCATCTTTGGCCTTGCGCCAATCACGAAAAGAGAGCCTTTAACCAGACCTTTCGGCGCCAGCAGTCGATCGAGTGACGGGATACCCGTACTCATGCCGCGCTGTTCGCCTGAAGGGTCAAAGCGTTTCTCCAGATCTGCTACCCAGTCATCCATAACCTCGCCAAACGATCTCAACCCACGGCGACTTCCGGTTTTTGAATGGTCTGCGAGCTGGGTGAAAATACCCTGAATGGCCTCGTACTTCTGCGTAGCGCTCATGCCGTTACGGGAATACAGCAGCTCAGTAGCTTCGGTCAGGCGGTTGATACCGTAGCGCTCCATTGCGGCTTCCCGGACTGATGCTGCGTAAGCAACGATGTTTGCAGCGCTGGGAGTGTTCTTGGCTATCTCCGCCAGGTAAGCAAATCCACCTACCTGCTCCGCGAGCCCTTTGCCTTCAAGCGCGTCGAACAATGTCAGACCATCGACTGGCTTGTTGTCGCGGAACATCTGGCGCATCTCGGCAAAGATCAGCTGGTGAGGTCGGCTGTAGAACGACTCAGGCTTGAGCATCCCCAGAACCTTCTGGACTCGCTCGCTGTTGTCATCATCCAGCAGCAGGCCACCGATAACGCTCTGCTCTGCTTCGAGGTTTTGTGGTACAGCCATGAAATCAGCGGTCATCACGATCCCCCTCGCGCACTTCGATGTAGAGCTTTTCGGTCAGAAACTTATCGAATTTCATGCGGCGCCAGGTCTTCCCGGATTTCTGGTCTGGTCGGTCTTCAAGCATCCAGCGGCAGTTCTGAGCGATGTAACGCAGATAACTTCTGAAACCGTCCATATCCATCGGCTTGCCGTCCAGGTTGCGGGCAATCTTGTTAGCCTTACCCCAGAAGGTGCGGATCAGATTGCGTCGCTCATCAGTGAGGCATCTCCATCCCCGGGCTTCAGGCAGTTCGTCTTTCAGGCATTGCCATACTTCATCGCATGACAAACGGGACTTTTTCTCTTCAGCGGGTTTCTAGTCATTTGCGACATACTTACTACCGTTAGGTAGTAAGTTATTTAATATATTGTTATCTGTGGACACTGGCTGGACATCGGCTGGACACTCCACCTCCACAGGCATTGATATAACTGCGTTTGCGCTGGACACCGGCTGGACATCGGCTGGACAAAAATTTGACTGATATTCGTCATATTTGACCACTTTTAGAACAGTAAAACGGTTGTTCGATTTGGTGGTGATCATGCCCAGATTCTGGAATTTACGGAGAAGTGATTTAACGCGATCAGCGGTCAAACCCGTTTCCATTGCCAGTGTGTTTCGCCCGGTAATGAACTCTCCGCGCTCGCAGATCACATCTCCAACATCAGTAGATACCAGTGTCTGTTCGTGATTAGCGCGCAGGAGCAGGTGAACCCATAAATGAGCCGCCTCAGCGTCCTTATAGAACGGCACATCCATAATTTTACGGTGCAGCAAGGCAAACCCCTTACCGTCATTAGTGCGCGGTTTCTGGAGCCTTCTGGCCTCTCTGGCTTCGGCTAAATTAGATACGTTACCCACGGCCACTCTCCTTACGCTTCAGCTCTTCCAGGATGGCGCGCATCTTCTCTGCCACAATCGGATTAACCGAGCGGATGAAGCGGTCGCGGGTTATGTTTTTATGTACAGCGGTATGGTAATAGCGTGGATTTTTTGCCATTATTCCTCCTGCAATGAGTGCACACGATTTGCATCTGAAGGCCAGTTCTGTTGACGCAGACTGGCTTTCGCCATTTTTGATACTTCCCATCACATAACTCCCGGCGCCATAGCGGCCAGACTTGTCACCACCGCAGCGATTGATTCAGTTGGCAGGAAGCGCAGCAGTGCTTCAGCAGCTTCTCTCACCTCTTTCTCAAGGCGTTGTATCGGCTGACCAAGTAACTTCGCCTGATGCGCTTCAGTGCACTCTTTCATGGCCTCGGCTATCAGTTCGGCCTCAGTCTTTGCGACAAGACCGAACTCTCTCGCCACTTTCTCGTTATCCCGCGCCATCACGTCGATAATGACGGGGATCAATAGCATCAACCCCTTGTCGTTCTTCGGGCCCGGATCGTTAATCATCCGGAAGAAGTTCTGCTTCGTGTTGTGTTCAGAACCTGCCAGTAACAACCCCTTCCCGCCGCGCGCCAGCCACTCTTTCGCAACCAGCTGAGAAATGTGAACCTGAGACTGGCCCGGCGTAGCTTTTTGCCAGGCCTTAACTGCCTCCCGTATTCGAGTTAGCTTACGGTTATTACGCGGAACACTTTGATAAATCGAAATCAACGGACGTTGTTCAAGTCCGGTACTCTGTTGATACGCAAGTGAATGCATTGCTTTCCCTTTCGTGGTTAGGGCCGCCGTTAAGCGGCATGGTTCTCTGGGTGTGGAAACAGGTCGGGAAGATCAGGTCGAATTTCGTGTGCCTTAATCTCGCCACCAGTAGCGTTTACGATGGCTGTTACTTTTTCCGGAGATACGGAACCACCGTTAAGCCACTTGTGAACCGCTGGCTGGCTAACGCCGCAAATATCTGCGAGTCGCTTCTGGCTGCCAACGATTTCTAAAGCTCGTTGAATAACTTTGTTCATGGATTTTACCTATCCGATTACTGGATTAATGAAAAGATAACCCAAGTTATGGGTATTGTCCATAACCTTTGTTATTTTACTCTACATAACCTCGGTTATATATTGATAAGATGAAAACATTTGCAGAACGACTGAACGCGGCTATGTCGGCCGCTGACATATCTCAAGGACAGTTGGCTGATAAAGTCGGTATATCCCAGCCTGCAATTCAAAAGATGACGTCAGGTAAAACGAGCGGCAGCCGTAAGATGGTCGAGCTAGCTCATGCTCTGGGTGTAAGGCCGGAATGGCTTAGTTCTGGAGTGGGGGAAATGCGGATTGATGGTAATGTGCCATCGGCAGCCCAACCGGTCTCGGAAACAATTGATGTCTTTCGGGTTGATGTTTTAGACCTGAAAGTAAGCGCTGGTCCGGGGTCTTTTATGATTTCTGAATTTGTTGAGGTCCTGCATGCTATTGAGTTCACAACTGAGCATGCCAGATCTCTTTTCGGGAACCGCACTCAAAATGATGTGAAGGTGATGACCGTAGACGGTGACAGCATGTGCCCAACGATTCAGTCGGGAGATCGCCTGTTCTTTGACGTTTCGGTGAGGAACTTCAAGGTTGACGGAGTATACGCATTTGTCTTCGGGCAGCACTTCCATGTCAAGCGCCTGCAAATGCAGGGCCTTCAATTAGCCGTGCTTTCAGACAACCCGGCTTACAAAGACTGGTATGTAACAGAAGAGAATCAGGACCAGCTCTATATCATGGGAAAAGCGCTGATCCATGAGTCGATAGCCTACAACAAGCTGTAGCAGTGGCTTGAAGAGACGGCTTGGTGATGAAAATTATGGGCTAAATCCGCCTCAAAAACCAAAGCTGGATGAGTATCACGGCAAGATTTGAGCAGGACAAACCGAGAGCAATCCAAGTTAATGTGCTTACGCTCTCCATATGGAAACCTCATGACGATTGACAGGATTCTTTCAATTATAGCAACCACAGTATCATTTGTTGCAATTCCTGCAAGTGGATTCATAAGTTACAGATACGCAATTTTAGGTGAGCGCCGTAAGGAATTTAACGCAGTTGCAGATAATATTCGCCATAAGTTGCGTGAACACCAGAGGCATATGGAGAAAAATATCTATCCATCTGGTGAGCATGTAGATATATCACAGAAGGATTTTGACACCCTAGCAGATGTTGCATATGAAAGAGATAGAAAGGCAATCCGTACATTGTGCGATAAGTATCAAAAATCCCTGCATGCCAGCATAACGGTTGATGAGTATGGCGACTATGAAATTTTAGGTTTTGATGAGGCTATGGGAGACCTAGCAGAACTTTTATCGCTCATCGAAAGGAAATAGTTGCAAAATAGCTACAACCTGTTGACCACACCACACCTCTCAGTTTTTCATTTGACCAGAAAATTCATGATGTTAAGATGATTCCGATTGCAATCAAAGGAAACATCAAATGAAAAAAGTAGTTCTTTTAGCGCTTGGAGCGCTTTTGTTGTCTGGCTGTACTGTTCGTGTGGCCGATCTGACCGTGGCAAGTACCAAAAATTACAACCTCAACGGTGGTAAGTTCTACAAAGGTAAGCGAGTTACTGCTGAGGACAGCTATCCAGTAATCATCTTCCCTACTGGCATTCCTAACGTCAAAACCGCAGCAGACCGTGCGATCGAGAAAGACCGCTGCGCTGTTGGTCTGACCGATGTTGTGGTAACGCAGCTCAACCACGCGTTTATCTTCGGTAAAATAGGCCTACGCGTAGAAGGCAACTTAGTCATTGACCGTAGCCTTCCTGGTTGCGAAAACGCGAGCTAAGTTTACTTCAACCCGGCCACCGCGCCGGGTTTTTTATTGCCCACCCATAAAGCTATCCCCCATTCTGCCGATAACTATCCAGCCTGAAGCTGATAACAATAACTATCGCAACACTACCTGCCCGCCCGTGCGGGCTTTTTTATTGCCCCTTCCTCACCAACTCCGCAGCATCCCTGTTAGCTCCCTTCCCTGTCACGTTTCCTGTTTCCTTCCGGTACTGCTTCAGCTTGTCGATGATGTTTTGCTGGGTCATGGGTAATTCAGCCAGTGACAATTCCATCACCGCCCGCCCCATCGCCTGAATTTTCATGCTTATACGCTCTTCATCCAGAACCATGCACATCCCTCCTGCTGTTTTTTTAAGCATAGCACTCATGATTTACAAAAATAAATTCATTTAGTTATCATTAATTTATAACTTATGTGATTGATATTATAAATTAGGTTATTGCCATCACTCATAACTAAGGTTATCTTTAATCCATCGAAACGAAACATCGACAGCTGAGCGAAGTTAGCCAGCGGCGAAGTGGAGATTCGGTCAGTCGAACGGCGCGACAGTAAACCATGCGTCGGACCATAGGCGGGCTCAGGAAGAGCGGCAATTATGGCAAAGCGATTTACCAACAGCTCTTTGCGAGGGGCTGACGGTAAACAAACAGAGAGGTGGAAATCATGCTTGGGTGTGAAAAGTGCGACCACGGATTCGTGTTCACCAGATGCTGTTCTGGTCTTGCTGAAATGTGTGGATGCGGCGGAATGCCGGTTCAGGCCACTAATTGCAAGCACTGCAATCCAGAGAACAAAGAACCAGATGACGCGGAGACTGAATCACTACTCCAGTATGTCGAATGGGTAGATTAAGCAGCATTTCTCCCGCATCAGCGGGTAACGACAGAGGGTAAGGGTATGTGTAAACGAATTGATGGGGAGATTATCCGGGGCGTCATTAACGACCCTCGACTCTTCTCAGGAATCGAACGTGTCAGAAGCGGCAGAGTTCAGATGTTTGGAAAGCGGATTGTCCAGGGTGGAAAGTGCATCCAGGAATGCGACTTTGAAATCACGCCACCAGAAAGGAGTTGGTACTCAAAGGAAATTGATGGGGTTTGGCATTGGGTTGAGGGTTGTGATCATTGCAATGGCTCACCTATTAAATGGGCCTATGTTCGCTGTGACAAGCATGATGTCTGCGTTGATTGCGGTGTAGATAGAGAGCGTGCAGCTAAATCTCCAGGCATTGATGGAATTGGTGCTGTTTGGGGTTGCAGTGACGGATGGCGTTGCAATGACTGTCAGGAACAAATTAACAAAAAGCGTCTTGCAGAAGCAGAGGCGCGGATCGTTCCTGATGATGAATATGATGAGATGGATTTTTGGCACGAAGATGAGGCTCGCTGCCCATGGTGTAAGGCTGAAATTTCCACCGATGAATCATACGACGCCTGCCAAGAAGAGCATCAATGCCATGAGTGCGAGCGCCACTTCAAACTGACGGCTGAGCACTCCGTGACCTGGACAACAATTCGAGCAATCAAAGCCGCCTAACCAGCGGCTTTTTTCATACCTCAGTCGCTTCACCGAGGCGGCTTAGTTATGACAACCGGCGGCCATCCACCGCCCATTAGCGCAGAAGTCTTTTAACGTTCAGCGGCCCGGCTTAAGGGCGGAGATGATTATGAGCAAAGAAAATCATGGCGGACCAGCTTTTCCACACATAAGAAAGCCGGTAGCCACAGGCGTGGAAGAGGTTATTACCAATGGTGGTATGTCGCTACGCGACTACTTCGCGGCTAAGGCTATGGCATCCATTGTGCGTAGATGGGACGGGCATTCATTTGGTGTAGGCCCGGAATCACTACAATACAAAGAATTAGCCGAAGATGCGTATTACATTGCAGACGCGATGCTCCACGCTCGGGAGGCATCATGACAGTCACCCACAACGGTAAGCAGTACACAGCCAAAAAGCTCAACGATAACGAGTGGCAACTGACATCGATATCGGCACCGCGCGACAAGCTGACTCTTAACCGCTGGCAGATGCATATCGCTGGCCTCCTGGAACAGGTTGAGGTGAAGGTATGATCAATCACTACGGCACCACCCCGCTCATTCGCCAGTGCGTCACGCCCGGCATGATGGCATTGCATGAAGGCCGCACCTATCGCGTCTCAGCAGTCATTCAGGAGCGCAAATGGGTTTACCTGCACACCGATGCAGAAATCATCCGCCTCAGTGACTGCGTGATTGACGTTCTTCTGGACGGTCACGGAAACCCTATCCAGCACTAACCACCCTATTCAACCGATCGGCCTGGCATTACGCGGGCGGGATCTGCACATCCAAATTTCAGGAGTTCAGCCATGAACGCATATCTCACTTACGACCGAATCGAAGATCGGCGCTGGGTGGAGCAGCAGCTCACCGACGAGAAAGAGAAGTGGATCGACGACCGGGCGCAGAAAATCATCGACATGATGCCAAAAGAGCCGTCCGGCCTCTTCCACTTCACGGTTCCGATTGACTCCAGCCCATACGAAGGACTTCGCAGCGATAGAGCCGGCGAGGCCTACAACGATTTCATTTCGGCAGTTGCTTACGCCCAGGCGGAATACGACTGGGAACACCGTACCGGCTGCCCGTTTTAAGGAGAGAGTTAATGGCCCGCAGAAATTTACTCCACAAATCGAAATTAGCCGACTTTAAGGAGTGGCTCTCGATGAACGGAATTCAGTGGAGAGATGGGAAAGGTAGTTACCAGGTGATCCAGGTGAATACGGGATGCGGTTGGACACCGATTTATGACAGCAGCAAAGAGCGACGCGAGCATTTCACTATTCAGGATGCTCTCAGGCCTTTGGTAAACAGATTCATCAGAGAGGCTGCAAAATGACAGATTCAAAAACACATTACCGCAAGGCATTTGACTCCCCTTACCTGAGCAGCGCCGACATCGTTGAGCCAACCGTGCTGACGATCGCCCGGGCAACGTTAGAAAACGACAAAACAAAAAAATCCAAAGACGTTTTTAACACTGCTTATTTTGAAGAGCGCGAGCTGCGCCCTGGCGAAAAGCTTAAGCCGATGATTCTGAATGCCACGAACAGCAAGATGCTGAAAAGCATTACCGGATCCCCCTTCCTTGAGGATTGGGTTGGCGTGAAGGTCACTGTTTACGTCGATAAAAATGTCCGGTTCGGAAAGGAATCGGTTGAAGGCCTCCGCTTAAGCCCGGCACGCGTTACAAAGCCGGTGCTTTCACCGGAAAAAACGCAGGCATGGAATAACGCTAAGGCCGCCTTCAAGCGCGATGGCAACCTTGATGCAGTGCTGGCGAGAATGGACATTTCTCCAGAACATCGCCGCCAGCTTGAGCAGGAGTGTTCATCATGATCTGGCACGACGTCGAGCAAAACGGTGAAGAGTGGGATGCTCTTCGCCTGGGTAAGGCCACCGCTTCAAACTTCGGACTGATTATGGCTAACGATGGAAAGGCGTTTGGTGAGCCAGCCAAGCGTTATGCCCTTCAGTTGGCTCTTGAGCAGATTAAGGGATGCAAGTCTGAGTTCGGCTTCTCAAACGAACACATGGAACGCGGGCACGAACAGGAGCCCATTGCCCGCATGCTCTACGAAGAGATGAACTTCGTCGATGTGGATAACGGCGGGTTCTTTGATCACGAAACTTACGGCGACAGCCCCGACGGCCTCGTTGGCCAGGACGGGCTCGTTGAGATTAAGTCGGTCATTGCCGCCACTCACTACTCCACCCTCACCCGCGGCTCCTTCGATCCGGCATACAGATGGCAACTGGTCGGTCACCTTGATTGCTCTGGCAGGGATTGGGTGGACTTCATCAGTTACTGCTCTGATTTCCCGGACGGTAAACAGCTCATTGTCTATCGCCTTACAGCTGCCGAATGTGAAACAGAAATAGCCCGGCTACAAGCGCGCCGAAAAGACTTCCTCGAACTTGTTGCGGACACGAAGCGCCGCATTCTGGAGCTCGAATGAAACGCACACCCTTCTACCGCAGGCCAGGGCGAACCGGGCAATTCTCTGGCCTCCGTGAGCGCGTTATCTGGATGATTCAGACGCGCGGCCGCCCGGTAACCAGCAGCGAAATCGCCGAGAAGTTTGGCGTAACGCTCATCGAGTTTAACCGGGTTGCCAACGGCATTACCCGCGGCTCCGGACAGATAGCTCAGATCGTTGAGTCTGAGAAATGGCTCAACGAGGACGGCATCTGCGACCGCGCTTTCGACCTCGTTACGAAGCCGAAAGTTGTTACGCCGCAGGGTAAATCGCGGCTGTTCACCCGGCGCGCCATAGAGCAGTCACGGGAAGGCCGACGGCAGGAGTGCATTGAACGTGCCGCCCGGCGTCGCCGCCTCATTGCTCAGGGCCTCTACATCGACGAAATGGAGTCAGTGCTATGAAAGCGTGGTCTCTCGAAGAGCTGGCGCTGCTGTGGCGACACTCAAACGCTAAAGTCGCTGAGATTACCGGCCGCTGCATTGAAGAGGTAGGAGATAAGCGGCTGCAAACCAATATTGAGCGTAATGGCTGGGATGTTAACGATCCGGAGCGGGAGGATGCATGACCGATTACACCGGAAGTAATACGCCAGCGGATCAGCGCGATCTCTGGCGCACTCCACCAGCCCTTTTCGCTTCTCTTGATGCTGAATTTTGCTTTCAACTTGATGCCGCAGCAGCGCCGCATAACGCGCTATGCCGTAAGTTCATCACCGCCGAGCAGAACACGCTGCAAACGCCCTGGGCTGATTACCTGAATGTTCCTGGCTACGTCTGGCTGAACCCGCCATACAGCGACATCACACCGTTCGTTAAGAAGGCCGCTACCGAAAGCGCAAATCAGATCGGCACGGTCATGCTGGTTCCGGCAGACACTTCGGTTGGCTGGTTCAAAGAAGCGATCCAGACCGCAAGCGAGGTTCGCTTCATCACCGCCGGGCGGCTGGCATTTATCAACCCGGTCTCCGGCAAGCCGGTAAGCGGCAACAATAAAGGGTCGATGCTCATCATCTGGCGACCGTACCCGCGTACACATTGCCACTTCGCAACTGTGGGCCGGGACGAGCTTATGGCTTTCGGGGCGAAACTTCTCGCCCGACGGGAGGCCGCATGACACCAGAAACAGACAACGCCATCCGCGCCGCCTTCCGCCGCTGCACAGAAGAAATCCAGCAGGCCATGCGCAAGAAACCAAAGCCTAACTGGAACGAAACGGTGCCTCCCATCATCAACAAGCATCACAAGAAAATTGAAGCTCTTGGAGTTAGCCTCCTGGAGTTCGTCGTATACACAGGGCGGCTTAATCGCCGCTTCGGAGTTGAATCGTGAAAAGATTTCTTTTTACCACTGAGGTCAAGAGAGCAGAAGGTTCGCAGACCTTCAGAGTGGATGCTGAAAGTCTGGAAGAAGCCATGGAGATTCTTGAAAGTGGCGGAGGGGATATTTACGAACACGAAGTTGAGGTTGTCGATATAGGCGAGTTTAAGTTCGATCGCGAAACTGACCTTACTGACTTCGGTGATTTTCCTGAAGGCGGTGCAGCATGAAGGCACTAATCACCCAGGAGCTTAAGGCTCCTTTTTTATTGCTGGCGTTCACATTCAACCGAATTAACCGACAGTTCCGGGAGCATTGACCATGGCCGATATCATCGATACCGCAGCAGAGATTGAAGAGCTTCAGCGTAACGCTGCCCTTTCCGCCCACCGGATCAACCGTAACGCCGTATCAGCTGAGCGTTGTGAAGAATGCGACGAACCAATTCCCGAGCCGCGGCGCGCTGCCGTTCCCGGCTGCCAGACGTGTGCGGAGTGCCAGGAAGAGAAAGAATTCAAGTCAAAAATTTATAGGTGAAGTAATATGCAAATTGTTTTGGTTAAGGGGTTAATCACAATCATAAGGATACGCTCATGAATGGAACCGAGTTCGAATATTACGACCTAGCTTCAAAAATAATCATTGGGCTGGTAACCGGTATTGCAGCTGCATTCTTAACCGCTAAATTTGCTCTTAACAGATTTTACAAGGAAAAGTGGTGGGAAAAACGCCTGGCCTCATTCACTGATGTAATCGATAAAGCATATAGAGTCAAAATGACTGACTGCTATTTTCTCAATCTAGAATTAAGCCTCATGCAGGAACAGGATGATACTTTTAACAGGCATCCTCCTGAACAGGAAAAATTACTCACGGATCTTTATTGGGAGGATATACAGGAACTTGAGCGCATAGCTCAACTTTCTGATTTTACACTAACCCCGAAGGCCTCTAAGTTATTGAATGATTTCGTCAAAAAGAGAGCCGTTACTCGCTCAGACTTTAGGGATGATGCCATCAATTCCCTTGATGGCGCTGAAAAAGATCTTGAGGCATCAGAAAAATTACTGGATGGGCTTGTGCAGGAAGCTAAAAGAGCACTGAAAATAAAGTAATTTTGACTCTACTCAGCACTAAATCTAACCGCCTCCGGGCGGTTTTTTATTGCATCAGAGTAGCCTATAGCCCCGCGAGCGGCATGAGGAGAGATTATGAAGGAATTACGTTTTTATGGCGCAAGTGACGACCTTTTCGAGTGCGAAGGTGCCATTCGAGAGGAGATCGGCTGTTACAGCCACCCAGGAATTTATCACCTGAAATCAGCTGAAGGCGAAATGCAAGTCATCGCCACTTACACCGATAGCGGCTGTTGGTCCATCGGCATCTGTCAGATTGATGAAGATGTGCCAATCCCACAATGGGAATCATCGTTCAGCACTCACGAGAAGGGATATAGCGTTGTCCTTACTATTCAGGTCCCAGATGACACCGTTCTGGTGCAGGAAGACGAATGACGCAACTGATAGCCAGTTATGAGCTGGCTATTGGGTGCGAAAGCACTGCCTCACATCCCTTGATGTTATTGCCGCCTACGGGCGGCTTCTTTTTGCCTGGAGAAAACCATGAGCGACATTATTCAGTTGGTACCGAATAAATGGGTCACAGAGGAACTTTTAACTGCGACAACCGGCATGTCAAAGCACATGATTCAGCATGCTCGCCGGTCTACCTGGATGGAGGGAAAGCATTATCGCCATGTTGCCCCTGATATGGCACCTAAGCAAAACAGCCCAATCATGTATAACCGCGATGAGATAAACCACTGGATCGAGCACCAAAGCCCAGCGAAACGCCGGAGAATATCTGCTTAAATGTCCTTTGGCACATCAAACGAGGAATGATTATGGCAGCATACCCAACAGGCGTAGAGGTTCATGGCGAATCGTTACGCATATGGTTCATATATCAGGGGAAGCGTGTCAGGGAAAATCTCGGCGTTCCTGACACGCCAAAAAACAGGAAAATGGCAGGCGAACTTCGGGCTTCAGTCTGCTTTGCGATAAAGACAGGCACATTCAATTATGCCTCGCAATTCCCTGATTCATCGAACGCAGAGAAATTCAGCACTGTCAGAAAGCAAATCTCACTACTTGAACTGAAATCGAAATGGCTTGGGCTTAAAGAGATGGAGCTTAGCCTCGGGACGTTGAGGCGTTACGATTGCCACCTCACAACCACTATCGAAACAATTGGTGAGCACAGGTATATCGGCAGCCTGAACACTGAAGATATCCTTAGTGCCAGGAAGGAGCTACTGAACGGCTGGCAGAAGACCAGACATGGCCTAAATCATCCACCCAAAAAGGGAAGAAGCGTTCCTACAGTCAATAGCTATATGGCATGCCTTGGCGGGATGCTGAGCTTTGCTTTCAAAAGTGGCTACCTGAAAACCGATCTGATGGCAGGTATTACCCCTCTCGCAAAAGAAAGACCCATTCCAGATCCTCTTACTTCTGATGAGTATCAGAGAGTGGTTGCGGCCTGCCCAACGCTACAGTTTCAGAATATGGTTATCTTTGCGGTAAATACAGGCGTCAGGCATGGCGAACTAAGCGCGTTATCCTGGGAGGATGTGGATACTGTCAACTGGACTGTTACAGTGTCACGTAACTATTCCCTGAAGGGAAACTTCACCCTGCCAAAAACCAACGCCGGGATTCGAACAATACAGCTGACCCAGCCAGCAATTGATGCACTCAAGGCGCAAATGCCACTGACCAGAATGATGGCATCCCACAAGGTAAGCGTCAGCCTACGGGAATACAAAAAAAAGAGAACCGATGAATGCACCTTTATATTCTCGCCGTCCATTACTTCAATGAACGGTAAGAAGACGATGTGCTACGTCCCCGGATCCATTAATTCAGCCTGGCGCACTGCCCTGCGTCGTGCAGGCGTCCGACAAAGACGGTCTTATGAAACCAGGAACACATATGCGTGCTGGGCACTGGTCGCCGGAGCGAACCCAAATTTCGTTGCGCACCAGATGGGCCATTCGTCAGCGCAAATGCTATTCACGGTTTACGGTAAATGGATGACCGAGAATAACCATGACCAGGTGGGCATTTTGAACGCATCATTTACTCAAAATGCCCCACTGATGCCCCATAGAAAAACCGCATAACCTTAACTATCTGATTTAACATATTAATATCACTTCAATCATGATTCATCTGGATGAGCAAGGTCGGATCGTTTGCCTTTAGCTTCCTGCCGGTAATGTTCTGTATCGCCATTCCTCTGGGTCTGGCGCGCGAAAACAAAGGCGTGGCGGCGTTTGCGGGCTTCGTTGGCTATGCGGTCATGAACCTTGCGGTTAACTTCTGGCTGACCGCCAAAGGGATCCTGCCGACGACCGACGCGGCGGTACTGAAAGCCAATAACATTCAGAGCGTGATTGGTATTCAGTCCATCGATACCGGGATCCTTGGAGCCGTGATCGCGGGGGTGATTATCTGGATGCTGCACGAGCGCTTCCACAACATCCGCCTGCCCGATGCGCTGGCCTTCTTCGGCGGGACCCGCTTTGTGCCAATCATTACGCTGGTTGTGATGGGTCTGTTTGGTCTGATCATCCCTCTGATTTGGCCGATTTTTGCCATGGGGATCACCGGGATTGGCCGCATTATCAACGGCGCGGGTGATTTCGGCCCGATGATTTTCGGTACGGGTGAACGTCTGCTGCTACCGTTTGGTTTACAGCACATCCTGGTTGCCCTGATCCGCTTTACGGAAGCAGGCGGCACCATGGACGTTTGCGGTCATTCCGTTAGCGGCGCGCTGACCATCTTCCAGGCCCAGCTGAGCTGCCCGACCACTCACGGCTTCTCTGAAAGTGCGACGCGTTTCCTTTCTCAGGGTAAAATGCCTGCCTTCCTCGGCGGCCTGCCGGGTGCTGCGCTGGCGATGTACCACTGTGCCCGTCCGGAAAATCGTCATAAAATTAAAGGCCTGCTGATCTCCGGCGTTATTGCCTGCGTGGTGGGCGGTACGACAGAACCTATCGAGTTCCTGTTCCTGTTCGTGGCACCGGTACTGTACCTCATCCACGCCGTACTGACGGGCCTGGGCTTTACCGTGATGGCTGTGCTCGGTGTGACCATCGGTAACACCGACGGTAACGTGATTGACTTCGTGGTATTCGGTATCCTGCACGGCCTGTCCACCAAGTGGTATCTGGTGCCGGTTGTGGCCGCCATCTGGTTCGCGGTTTACTACGGGATCTTCCGCTTCGCCATCACCCGCTTTAACCTGAAAACGCCAGGCCGCGATGCCGATACGGCCACCAGCGTTGAACAGGCGGTGGCCGGTACCGTTGGGAAATCCGGATATAACACGCCGGCTATTCTGGCGGCGCTGGGCGGTGCGGATAATATTACCTCTCTGGATAACTGCATCACCCGCCTGCGTTTGTCGGTGGCGGACATGTCCAAAGTGGATACCAACGCACTTAAAGCTAACCGGGCTATTGGCGTAGTACAGTTAAATCAGCACAATTTGCAGGTCGTCATTGGCCCGCAGGTACAGTCAGTGAAGGATGAGCTGGCAACCCTGATGCGAACCGTCGAAGCCTGA